GGATTGCGCGACCAAGTAGCCGGGGTAAAACAGTACGCAACCAACGTGGATTTATTGCTACAGCGCGGCCTTAGTGAACAAGCTCTTAGCGAAGTTTTAAACGCAGGCGCGGAAGCGGGCGCGGCCATTGCTGCCGAATTAGTAGCAGGCGGGCAGGAAGCTATTACAGGCCCTAACGGCGTTAACGCCCTTGTTTCCACCGTACAAGAGGTGGCAGACAAACTAGGCCTAGATAGTGCAGGCCGTTTTTACAAAGCGGGCGTAGACCAAGGCACGGCGTTAGTAGCCGGACTTGAAAGCGTTTTAGCCAAGTACGAAAAGATTTTACAAAACCCGAACCTTACAACTAAGCGCTTAGAAAACTTGTTAGAGCAAGCACAAACGGACATTTCATTTACCAAAATAACCGCAGGCCAACCCGTTGCTACACCTGCACCAACTAAAGCAAGCATTGCTAGCGTCGCTGAAGCTAAAGCCGCGCGAGGCGGCACAACCAACTACACCGTAAACGTAAGTGGCGGTATGGCAACTAGCGCGGAAATTGGACGGGTTACAACTAACGGCCTTAAAGCGTTTGCGCGACAAAACGGCCCGTTAGATATACCGGTAGTTGGGTTTAGATAATGCCCGGTAGCGCGATTGTTCAGGCCGGTAATTATTCCCTACTAATTGACACAGGCTACGACGTAGGTAGTTTTCAACTTGATAGCGACGTTAAAGGCTTATTGGACGGGGAATACCCGTTAGGCCCTACTACATACTTTGCAGACGTTACCGATAGCACAACGCAAATAAGCGTACGCAGAGGCCGACAAGACATAGGCGACCAATTTGCAGCCGGCACCATGACTTTTACCATTAACGACGTAGACGGCATTTTCAACCCGTTTGACGATACAAGCCCGTTTTACAACAGCCCGGAAGCATTGCCCGGGTTAGCCCCATTGCGGGCCGTTGAGTTAATTCGCTACAGCGCAACCAACGTACCGGAGTATTTGTACCGTGGCAAAATTGTTAACTACGACTACAACTTTGCTTTAGACGGCATAGATACCGTAACGGTTTACTGTTCAGACAATTTTTATTTGTTAAGCCAAACCTATATGGACGAATTAAACGTAGGTGTAGAAACGTCCGGGCAACGTATAGAAACCGTTTTAGACCTACCGGAAGTGGACTACCCGGCAGGTGCAGCGCGAAACATTGACCCGGGCACCGTAGACCTTGGCCACGACGCCGCCTACACGGTGCCGGCAGGTACCAACGTCCTTAGTTATTTAAGCCAAATAAACGAAACCGCAGAATTTGGCCGCCTGTTTATGTCAAGAGACGGGGTACTTACATTTACGCCGCGCATATCTACTACCCTTTCCGGCAGCGTTGCCGACTTCCACGACGACGGCACACAAATACCTTTTGATAATCTAGGCATTACCTTTGAAGCCGACTCCGTGACCAATAGAACCTTGGTACAAAACCTTGGCGAAGCGGTAGCAACTGCCGACGACTTGGGCAGTCAAGCCTTGTTTTTTATACAAACCAATAGCATTACCACAAGTTTGCTAGACGACACAGAACTAGCAACCGCGGCAACCTACCTTTTAGACCCATACCCTGAAGCCCGATACAACAGCGTAGAAACCGTATTTGGCGCATTGACGGACGCCCAACGCGACACCGTGGCCGTAATAGATATTTCGGACACAATAAGCATAGAAAAAACTTTTGTTACCGGGGCGACTACTACGGTACTTGCCCAAGAATTAAGCGTAGAGGGTATAGAGCATGAAATAACTCTTACCGGGCATAGGGTACGTTTGTTTACAAGCCCTACAACTATTGTTTACGAGCTGATTTTAGACGACGTACTATATGGCACAATTTCTACCACAAATGTTTTAGGATAAGGACACTATGGCTATTCAAGATTTTACCGCCGGGCAAATACTTACCGCAGCCCAAATGGACGCATTACAGGCAAATGACTACAACCAAACCGTAAGCACGAAAACAGATAGTTACGTGCTTGTGGCAGCCGACAAAGGCACACGCCTAGTAATGAACAGCGCCACCGCCAAAACCTTTACCGTGAATAGCGGTTTGTTTGCTGCAGGTGACACACTCTTTATACAAAACATTGGAGCCGGCACCGCAACAATTACCGCCGGTACTTGCACCGTGACTACTGCCGGTTCTTTAGCGTTGGCACAATGGGGGGGTGGCACGCTTTATTTTACTAGTGCTAGTGCTGCTATTTTTTTTAGCGGTGGCGGTACTGGCTATGGAACCGCTACCGGTGGTTCGTCGTCAAGTATCACGGTTGATGGAATTGGTTACACGCTTTTAACTTTTACAACCGACGGTACTTTGACGGTGACTAAAGCCGGTTTATTTGATGTTTTGATGATTGGCGGCGGTGGTGGCGGTGGTTATGGTTACGCAGGCGGCGGCGGTGCCGGTGGAAAAGTATTAGAAACTTTATATTTTTCTACTAACGAAGCAATAACTATTGGTGGTGGCGGTGCAAGCGACACATCAGGAAACCTAAGTGCAATAGGCGCTTTAGCGGCTTTTGGTGGCGGTTCAGGTGGTAGCAACGAAAACAACGATGGTCGTGCTGGTGGTTGCGGTGGTGGTGCAACTTACAACAGAACTTTTGGTACTGCTTCACTTGGTGGTGCGCAAGGTTTTAATGGTGGTACAGCATCATTTGGAACAAATCTTCCAGGTGGTGGTGGCGGTGGTGTTGGTGGAGTTGGTGGAAATGGAGTAGTTGCTACTGGTGGGGCTGGCGGAACAGGCTATGACCGTTCATTGTTTATCGGTGGTTCGTCGTCTTTTATTGGCGGTGGTGGTGGTGGTTCAACCGCTAACGGTGGAACAGGCGGAACAGGAACAGGTGGCGGCGGAAACGGTGGAACTTCATCTACTGGCACAGGTCGCACAGCAGGAACAGCCAACACAGGTGGCGGTGGCGGCGGTGGTGGTAATACAGGCGGTTCAACGGCTGTAGGCGCCGCAGGTGGTTCAGGAATTGTTTATGTGAGGTTTAAGTCATGAGTGAAACATATTTTGCACACGTCAACGAAAACAACATAGTTGTAGGCGTACACGCAGTAACACAAGAATTTATAGACGCCAACCCGGAGCGTTATACGGGTTTGTGGGTAGAAACTTTTATAGACAACCCAAACAAAACTTATGCAGGTTTTGGCTACACCTACGACGCAGAAATTAACGATTTTATTGCACCAATTCAACCCGAACCAACCCCACCGCCTACACCAATAGAAGAATGAAATGGCGTTATATGATTGGTTACGTGCTATTTATTGCCGTCGTATTGTGGGGTTGTAGTGGTTGTACCGTTTCTAAAACAAACATTGAATACCAATGTTTTACAAAGGCCAGTTGTGAATAAAACACCGGAACAACAACACGCAGGGCTAATCGTTTTTGTAGGCCGTCTTATGGCTATTTGCTTTTCGTTTACTGTCATGGCGTTTATCTACGGCATTTTGTTTGTTGACCAACCAACGGAACAGGCACCAACAGACGCGCAACTAATTGACCTGTTAAGCACGTTACTTGTGTTTCTTACCGGCACACTTAGCGGCCTTGTCGCTTCAAACGGCCTTAAAAGCAAACCCGGCACAAACCCCGAAGCGTAACCATGACGGCTAAAGCCCAACCCGGCGTACCCGGCGCCCGTGATTACATAGGCGCAAGCGACGGCCCGAGCAACAGCAAACGCGCCGGCACCGAGGAATGGGTAAAACAAGCTATTAAGTATTCGAACGGTGCTTTATGGAATAACGGTACGTGGGCGGTTCGCGACATTAAAGGCAAGCCAGGCCAAATGTCGACACACGCTACAGGACGCGCTATGGACTTGTCGTACCGTAAAACCGATAGTAAAGGGGTAGCGCAAGGTAGGCAGGCCTCTAAAGCGTTTATAGACGTTGTGGCGGCTAATGCAAACAGACTTGGCGTACAAATGATTATCGACTATTGGCCTAAACCTTGGGGTAGGGCTTGGCGTTGCGATAGGCAAGCATGGAAAGCCTACGAAACGAAAACCGTTAGCGGCGCGCCGTCTGGCGATTGGTGGCATATCGAAATAACACCTGCAATGGCAGACAACCCACAAGCAGTAAAAACCATATTTGAAGCGGTTTTCGGAGTATCCACAACCGCGTAACAATCCTTTACTAAGGTTTTAACACCGACGGAAAGGCCAACGCATGACAGACCTACAATGGTTTAACTATGAGTGTTTTATAACAACACTTGAAACCGGCCAACAGGCCATGGTGCAAATTTTTAGAGACCCAAAAACAAACGACGTGTTACACGTACAACTAGCTTTTAAAAGCCCGGCGCGTGGTAGTTGGGGTGTGCCCTACCAAATGGACGTAGCCAAATGATTACCCACAAGATATCCACAGGTTTAATAGGTTTAATTACAGGGGTTTTAGTGCTTTTTGGTGCAAGTAATGCACAGGCACCAACCGAAACCCCACAGGTAGTAACTGCCTCGATACCCGCAACCACGACAACTACCACCACATCGCCCGCATTGGTCACTACGTGTACGCAGGTTGCGTCATTAGCCTTAGCCGAGGGATTACCCCCAAGCGAACTAGAAACCGCGTTACGTGTAGCTGTACGTGAAAGCCGTTGCACAAGCGACGCATTTAACGCAGATGACCCAAACGGCGGTAGTTACTCCATTTATCAAATTAACGGTTTTTGGTGTTTACCAAATAGCAACTGGCCTACAGGTTGGCTTCAAGCAAAAGGCATTGTAAACACCTGCACCGACCTATTCGACCCTGTAACCAACACCCGCGCTATGGTTGCCATATGGCGTAACAGCGGTTGGTTACCATGGAAAACAGCAAACTAATGCAAGAATACCCTTATCCCGACAACACACTAAGCGAGGAAACCCGACGCATGTTAGACCCGACACAAAACGCACTACTGCGCCATCAGGCCGTACTAACAAACCTCATAGACGAAATATGCAGGCCGGCGCACGTACCATACAAACCACGACACGCGGAACTAATTGCGCGGTTAAAGCATTTAGCAATAGACCTAGATTTAAGCGGCCAACAGGACGCCTGGCAAACCGTTAGCGAAGCAATAGAGGCATTAGGCGGCTAACCGTGGCAACAATCTATTTAACCCCGACGGAAATAGACTACGCATATGCAGTAGCCGCGTTACGTCACGAAAACGCTAAAAGTCACCAACACCAAGACAGGTTTGCGGGTGAATTTAAAAACACGTTGCCCGACAAAATAGGCGCGTTAGGCGAATTCGCATTAGCAAAACACTTAAATATTTATTGGGGTTATGAACCGTACAACCCTAAAGCAAACGACGTTGGCAAATTTGAAGTACGCACAACACCAAGACCCGACGGCTGCTTACTCACCCGCGATTTTGACAAACCCGCTATTTATGTGTTAGCAACACTAGATAAAGAAAACAGGGCTGTAGTCTTGCGCGGTTGGAATACGTTATACGAAACTATGCAGGTTGACCGTTGGGCGCCTTATATGCCGTTACCGTGTTTTAAAACACCGCAAACTTTGTTACACCCAATGAATACATTACCGAAAGCAATTTAAACCCGACATGAAAGAAACCCCGACAATGAGACCTTGCCCTAAATGCGGTGCAACGACATATGCGTATCGAGCCGCTAAAACACATTTACGTACCCTGTACTTTCACTCAGGCCCATGCAAAAAGAAAGGGTACTAGCCATGGCTTTTAACATTGACAACTACGTAGACGTACCAACCCGTCTAAAAGAAGCGTTGCTAAAACACCCGAACCTACGCATACAGGAAACAAACGCAGAGGTTGTGACCATGCCCGACGGAAGCACGATTTACCGTTGTACCGTTACTGTTTGGCGCGACGAAACCGACCCGATACCAGCCATAGCAACAGC